ATTCGCCACCCATACGAGCCGTAATACTCTTTGCGCACCGATAGGTTTTGCTTGTACTTTGGTAAATCGATCTCACGTGTATGCGGTACACCCCATAGATATCCGTCATCACGATACATTTCGTAGTCGTGGTCTGCTTTTTCTAGTAATCCCATGTTAGTATGCTTTATTGATTGTTTTCTAAATTGTCATGGTACGAGTTAATTGCTTCGTTTTGCTTTTCAAAGCTGATGAACTTGAATAGCATCTCGCTCGTCTGCTTCATAGCATCACGTAGTTCTTTGCTATCGTCTTGCATAGCTACGGGGCACCAAGACTTAAACTCTAAGTCTTTTGCCTTGCGCTCTATTGCGTCAAGTGAATTGTTTTCGAGGAACGATATTACCTCAGGAGATAGTTTCTCCCCTATGTACAATTCAAATCCTTTATTAAATTCTCTCATTTTTATTGGTATTTGTCAAGTTTAACATCGCTGTATCCACGCACACTAAATTCGTGTGCAAGCTCAACAGCATCATCTAAGGTTAGTAGGTAGTCGTTTACTTCTGTGCCACCTACCCATACTGAGTAATTTTTTTCTGTATCCATGTTTTATTGGTTTTAAAAGTTAATATCTAATTTTGCTTGTTCGCAGAATGCTTCTGCTACTAAGTTTACGCCTTCTGTATCCTCACACCATGTGAAGTATTCGTATGCTAGTTCTAGCTCTTCAAAGCTAAACCCTCTATATGGGTTGAATATCCTACTCATAGCATTAGAGCTTTTAAGTAAGACCTGAGCAACCTAGCGTAGCTATACTCATACATGTAACCTATGTGCTTGAGTTGCAGATTTTTTGCAACGTAAACCTTTCTTCTGATGAGTCTAGCGATTCTAATGATGATAAATTTCTTCATGTTTTATTGGTTTAAATTGTCATATTGTTCAGCGAGGTACTCTACCTCTTCATCGTGTATGGCTACATTCAGGTACTCCGATACGTTGATGTAAAGTTTGCCGTCTAGCTCTTCGCTAGGTGTGTCGTGGTGTGCATTAAGCACGAATGATGCTTTTTCTAATTGTGTCATAGTAATATTTCTTTTTGGTTTTTACAGTCGTAGATTGCGATTTCGCCACGTCTCTTGGCTATTTTTGTGGCTATGTCTAGTTCGTTTATGTGTTGCACAATGTCGAAGTATATCTGCCCCTCGTGTACCCATGTGCCTATACCGCATCCCATCATGAGTCGAGCGAATTTGTCGTCCAAAAGCGTGTAATACTTATCCCATAGCTTTTTGAACGCTTTGAAGTGCGCTCTTGTGTCAGGGTATGCGCTGCCGTCAACCTCTGCATACATAGTGGTTGCCTCAGTTAAACCACCTACGATGTAACCTTCGGTTGGGTTGATTGTGCTATCCCAAAGGTGTGTGTATCCCCCGTCAAGTAGCGTGTCGATGTAAGCTTTTTTCTCTTGTGTCATGATGTATAAAATTTTGGTTTGTAAGAGGGTTTATATACACTCTTCATAAATGAAGAGAGTGTATATTAAACCTTCTAAAGGTTAGAAGCCAAGAGGGGATTCGAACCCCTTCGCACCCTGTGTGCTTGGCTTGTGTGAGTGTTACGCTGGCTGTGGCGCACCGTCCATGAGCGCCTTGCAGTAGCGAACTGCATCTTCAACAGAGTAACCCATTGAGCGGAGCTCACTGAATTCGGGTAGCGTGTTCACCTCTGCAACCGCTTCGGGTATGAAGTTCTCAGCTACCGACTGCTTTGCCTGAGACTCTTCGAGTCTCTGATTCTTTGGCTTTCGCTTGGTTGCTTTGCGCTTTGGCTTTGCCTTAACCTCTTCGAGGTTAGCAACAGATTCCGCTAGCTCCGTTAGGAGCTTGATTGCTCGTGCTTTGCGTGCCTTCGTTGGGTTGAACTTCGCTTGGTTAACTGCTTTCTTGCAATCTTTGATTGCTTGTGTCGTGATGTCTGACATGATGTAAAAATTTTTGGTTTGTGTCAATTCCGAGTGAATCAACGACAACAAAGTTAGGGAAATAAAACACCGATGTCAAGTTTTTGGAGGGTTAATTTCGTGCGCGATTTCTCCCGCGGGAAGGTTACGTAGTAACCCGCGTGGAAACAGGCGAAAATTCGGGCTATGGCGCGAGCGCTTGAGAGCGCATGAGGCATGCATGACACGAGGAGATTTTGTACTGATAATTGAATTGTCAATACAAAGCTTAATACTAAGCTACGCTTAGTATTATAATTGTCAATAGTAAGTTGGTAATGTCAATAACAAAACCCCTGAAAGGGGTAATAGGGTTAAAGCTCTAGTGTAGGTGTGTGGTTGTCCCACCCTCTCGCAGAGCTCGTTCCGAGTCGTGTGCTAACGTAATGCTACAACTGAGTAAGCTTAACTGACTGATACTCAGTGCAAAAAAGCTGAAAGTTATGCGCAAAACGTAACGAAGTTACGGTGCCACGTTTTGCAAATCCGTTTCGGGTTGCGTGCGCTAGCGTATGTATATATACATTATCCCCACCCTACATATTACTCGTCAAATTTTTAGGACTACTCGGCAGATCCGACAGTTTTGAAGCTGTCTCTTATAAACTATTTAACATAATACAGTTGATAAACTTCACATAACTAACTGATTAACATATAATTCAAGTAGAGTCTGTTAAACTCTTGCTTTAGGGTTGATTTTTAAAAAAATAAGTAGTAACTTCGTAACCATATAAGAGTAAAGCTACTCAGAATATTAATGTGTATACACATAAAGAGTCAGAGATAGCTGTATTATATAAAAGTAGTATACAGGATACCTATGTTTAAAAAAGAATGGATCTGGATGGACGTTGTAAAAAAAGATTCTAAGAAAAAGTTTGTTGCAAACAAGATCAAGAAGATTATGGCTGAAGGCAAACCAATGAAACAAGCTGTTGCTATTGCACTTAATATGTGGGAGAGAAAGAAAGGAGATTAAGTAGTATATTTGCCCTATAAATAATATCACATACTCATATGAAAACACTATATAGACACGGAGGTAGTCATAAATTCCAGAGACAAGGAAGAGGAAAGCGCGTCCCTGAGATGACTGCTGAACAAATAAAAGCTCGCGATGAGTATGTTGCAAACCTAGTAAAAAAGAGAAAGAAGCAGGATGATTTTGAACGTAAGATAGACGAAGAACTAGGAATAGATTACAAGCACGGAGGAAAACACTACCCACATGGAGGAAAGCATGAAGAGGAAGGTGGAATGGGTTCTAACATAATGAACTTCTTACAGGATAAGTACAATGAGTTTACTGGTAGAGGCCCTAAAGAAATGCCAGTAGAAAAGTTTGAATCCACAAACCAAAACTACAGTGGTATGGATGAGGTTGTTGATTGGATGTTAGAGCAGAAGTCTCAAGGAATGGGACCTGGCGTTGAAGCTTCTTCACTCGAAAGACTTAAAACAGGAGGACAGTCTAAAGATCCAGATGCATCTAACTACATGCCAGCACCATCACCAGACGATATTGAAAGAAAGGCTATGATGTTTTCTAATGTATTTGACGCTGTCAGCAGTAATCCGTACATGGGTATAGATATGACCACCAGAGGTCCTGGAGTTTCTAAAGATTTTACTGAAGAGAAAAGAGCTATAATAGCAGAGGCATTTAAAGAAAATAATGTACCAGAAGAATGGCAGAATGAATTCTTTGAAGCTCTAAGAACAATAAGACCAGGAATAACGCAAGGAGGATATAGCGGAAAGTCTGGAATGCAAGTAGAACGTCTTGAAGCTGGAACAATAGACACTCCAAGAACAGACCAAAAATTACAAATGAGAGAAACTTCACCCGTTACTATGCCGCAAACAAGACGTAGGGGTTTATTTAGAAGAAGATAATGGCAGACTTAACAATTACAATAACAGAGGCTGTTACTTTAAATGGTGCGTCAAGGGGATCAACCAACACACACACAGAGACAGTAACGCAAATAGATCATAGAATAGTAACTTGTTTACACTCTGCTGAGCAAACAGTTGTCTTATTTGATAGTGCGGTTGCTGCTGGTCAGATTGCTGATGGAACTTTAGACTACTTAAGACTTACTAATTTAGACAGTACTAATTTTGTTACAGTAAGGGTGAGAGGCAACAATGAAGAATACTTCGTTAAACTAGAGGCAGGGGACAGCTTCCTGCTTAATAACTCGGTGATAGATGCTAACGATGCAACTAGCCCAGCGTCTGTTTCACTAGCCGCTATAGACTCAATAGGAATACAGGCAGACACTGCATCATGTAATGTAGAAATATTCGCTGCAGCATAAAATAAAAAAATATGAAAACACTTTACAACAAAATGGGCCACGGTGGAAGAATGAAGTACGCAGGTGGCGGAAGAATGTCAAACAGAAGATTAGCTCGTATGCTTGCTAAGTATATGATGGGTGGTAAGATGAAGATGGAGCACGGAGGTAAGCACTATAGGCATGGAGGTGCTCATGATTCTTCAGGTCGTCCTATATTAAATCCTTTTGATGACAGTGAGTTTACTCAAACACAAAGACGCCAACAAGAGCGATCAATGATAGATGAAGGATTAATGTCTAAACCAGGTGAAGGAGTAACAATAGCTTTTGGTGAAGAATCTCCTGTAGACTTTGAAACAGTTAGAAGAGGCTATATGGAAAAAAATCCTGATCTTGTTAATCCTAAAAAAGATTTCTTTATGGTGGGTGATGAGAGAGTGTTCATTGATGCAGGCGATGATGATCAATTTGAAAGACTTGTAAGAAATCGTGCTTTGGATAGAGACGTTAGCCAAACTCAAGGCGATACCTATACATCTATTTTTAGAGATCTAATGTCTGAGTTTGATAATTATGTAGCTGGCTTTGGAGATGAAGTTAGGAATGATCCTGAGCAAATACAGAAAATGAGAGATAAGTTTGCAGAAGAGGCTAGAAACTACGCTGGGCAAATTTTTGAATCACGTGGCAGGTAAACATCGCAAACAATAAAAATACTACACAAAAAAAAGAGCCCCTTTCGGGGCTTTTTTAATCTACACGAACTGATGATATTTGAATAATAACATCGTCTAGCTCTTGTTTAACTTGGTAGATACCTGGATTATTAGCTCTTAAAGTAAATACCCTGTGATCTCCTCTAACATTAAAGTACCATTGGTTATCTTCTTCAAGGTACTCACCTTCAACTTCTGGGTAGTGTGGTATGTATAATACGCTCCACTCTGTGTCTATACCTTCATTGTATTTAAGGTCATTTATTACTAAGACAGTCTGAGAAAAGGCTGTTGCGGATATCGACATAGCGATAATTAAAATTAAATTCTTCATAGTATGTGAATTAAAGGTTAGTAAATCAGTTGTATATTTGAACTGCTGATCTCAGTATACGATAAAGTTTTCGTAAAAACAAATTTTGATTGAAGAAAAAATATTTTAACCCGAAGAAAAAACGTAAAGATCCAGCTATAGAAGCAGAAAAAATTAGACTCAATAAAATTAAAAATGAAACTAGAAGTAATAAGATTCAACAAAGGTAAAGACTCTACTAACGGATTGCTATTTGACATAACGAATGAACGAAGAAAATTTCTATGCTACACGCTGGAAGACGAAAGTCGCGCGGAAAAAGTATACGGAGAAACTTGCATACCTGAAGGAGAGTATAAGCTCGGTCTTCGAACTGTGGGTGGATATCACTCCAAATACAGTAAAAGATTTGCTGACATACATAAAGGTATGCTTCATGTCTTGGATGTCCCAGGCTTTGAATATATTCTTCTTCACTGTGGTAATACTGATGAGGACACTGCGGGATGCTTGCTACTGGGCGATACGCAAGAAAACAACAGCATCAAAAAGAACGGTTTTATAGGGAAGAGCACTGCAGCTTATATGAGAGTATACCCAGACATAGCCAAAGCATTAGAAGAGGGAGAAGAAGTTACTATTGTATATAGAGACTTTGCAGAAAGTCTTATATTACAGCCAGCAGACATAACAGAATTTTTTAACGGAGAAGCGTAATGATAGGAGGAATATCATCATCAGGTGGGGTAAGAACACCTAAGAAAAGATCTAAACCAAGAGGTAAAAGCTGTATACGTTTAACTGAGTCCCTTAGCGTTGAAACTAGAGTAGAGATAGCCGACGCTGATATAATAGGTACTAATGATTTTTCTTTTTGCTTTTGGTATAAGCGTCCTAGTTCTTTAGGAGCTTTTCAAACATCAGGACAAAACCCAAGAGTGTTTGCTCAAGCGGCAAACAAAAGTAATGTTGCATCTTTTGCTGTAGGTGAAGTATCAGGCGTAACTGGAAGTTGTTTAGATTTTAATGTTGTCATTTCAAATTCCACAATAATTAGTTTAGAATCTAATACTCACGGTATGAGTTTAGATACATGGCATCATATAGCTGTTGTTTGCGATAGGTCTTCAGCTAGCGATAGTAAAATCTATGTAGATGGAGCGGCTTTAACGATGGAGACTCAAACAATGGACTCATCTACCGACATAGATATTGGTGGTATTTTTACGCTTGGTGGCAATGCTGCAACCTCTGGAGGTTTTGGAGGGTTCTATAAAGACTTGATGTTTTACAGTAGAGCTCTCGGAGTTAAAGACATTTCAAAAATATACAACCATAAAGGGAGAAAAAGACTTTTAAGTGTTTCTCAATTAAAAACAAATCTTGAATTTTACCTACCTCTAGGAGATGCACCAGGAGATCATGCTACAAATTCTGACGGGCTACTCGATATTAGTGGCAATAATAGACACGGAACAGGCGTACAAAATAGCGGAACACTAGCAATCGATTCAGACTCCCCTTCTTAATAGTGCACCCAACATTTACAAAACAATTTTTACAAATTATGCAAAACCCAAAGATCTGTACATGTCCTGAACGAGCAGCCGAGCTTGCTGAGTCAGGGCATACCTTACCCTGTAATTGTACTTCGTCTCACTGCGAAAGATGTGATCTTCCAGAGTGTCAGATGGAGTCAGTCTGTCAAAGTGCTTGTACAGATAGCCCACTTTAAGTAGCGGCTGTATTATCCTTTCTCTGAGTTTCTTTTCGCTCATACCATAATCTTCTGATGCATGCTTAGCTGTAAAGAACTCTAGGTCGTACGCCCAAAGCATAAACATAAGCTCCTTTTGAAACACATCATATCTATCCTGCGTTGAAAGAAGAGCCTTTCTTAAATTCTTAAGTTGGTTTCTTTTTACGTATTTTTGATTAAGCTTCGAACTTTCTCTAAAGAGTTTTTTCTTAGCAACTCTACTCTTAGGCATAATATTAAATTAATATCATCAAAGATATGGAAGACGAAGGATTCTTACTAGAAATACAGAGACTATCTTTTGAGATGGATAAAGTTATAGAGAAGTATGGGGTAAGGGACAGAGTTATGCAGCTTATGGTAATAGGATTAATGGATGAAGATATTATGGGAAATACTAGACTAAAGGCTATTTATAGTTACAACATAGAGTCTGATGATGAATTAGCAAGTGTTATTACCTTTGTAGGGTCTACTTGGGACAATAATGAAAATAAATATAGTGAAGATGACGAGCCAGATCTAGATGATTTACTAGACGGGTTGGGCATAGACTTAGAAGATTAATATAATGGAAGGACTTATTAGAAAAATTATTATCGGGAAAGACCCGAAGGATGCAATGGCTTATTACGTGGGCATGAGAGCAGGTGGCGGCAAAGTATCAACTATAATGTTAGATGAAAGACATCTTGCGCACTGGAATAAAAAAAGATATCTTGTGTATATTAGCATCGATGATTCACAAACTCTATGGAAAGCTATCGACGATATGCCATGCATAGTTGAATTTGACTTAAATTTTTAAATGACTAAGACAGATCTATACACATCAGGAGGTGAATTTACTTTACCTAATGGAGATAACTACATAGGGGGATTTCATATTCATGTAAGTCAAGGAGCTATGGTAGGATCTTTTCATAAAACTGAACAACATGACTTATTGACTCCAGTTAACAGTCAAGTTAGATCTTACGTCTTAAGCGTACAAAATGAATTAAAAAGAAACCCTCTTCCTAGATCGTCACCATCAGTTAGCGGCGGAGGTGGAGGGTATTAAATAAAATATAATGAAATCATTACGAAAATTTATCGTTAACATTCCTAAAAAGTTTAACGATACTGTAAAGCTCGGCGATGAAGAGATTTACATAGAAACTAAGTTTAACGAGTTTGAGCATAGAGTTATGGAGGGTGAGGTTGTTGCTCTTCCTCTTAAGTACGAAACACCAGTAAAGGAAGGAGATACTTTGTATTTTCACCACCACGTGGTTTTACAAGGAGGTACTCCTTTACCAGGTATGGAAGACTGTTATATGGTTTTATACAGCCCAGACAATGCAATAGACTCTCAAGCTTTTGCATACAAATGCAAAGATACTGGAGAGGTTAACGCTTTATCTTCGTGGTGTTTGTTAGAGCCAGTGGAAGAAAACCTTGGGTTAAAGTCTGACATTATTGAAATTGTTGAAACTAAAAAACAAAATCCAACACAAGGTAGGATTGCTTATGCATGCAGTTCTTGTGAGGAGCTAGGGGTTAAGGTAGGCGATGTTGTTGGCATAGGTAACAGTAGAGACTATCGTATTAAGATAGACGGTAAAGAGTATTATCGTACTCGATCAGAAGATTTTTTATATGTCGTCGTCGAAGAATAAATTTACTACTATTAATGCTGCTGAAAGACTTATGAGAAGTATGGAGGTAGCAATTAATAATATGATTGATGAGGTTAAAAAACCCGTCGATCCAGAAATAAATGGGTCAGCACGTAAAGCTGAACTTCAGTCTATAAAACAAACAGCAACTGATTGTAAAGAATTAATCATACAAAGGCAAAGGCTTGAACAAATGATTAAAGACTTAAATACAACAGGAGAAATAGAGGGGTCGAAAGACTATACTGGAGGTTTTGCTGAAAGATTCTCAAAATGAAACGATGTCAAACTTGTCAAAGGGTAAAACCTTTAACTGAGTTTTACTATAGAGCTCATAACAATACATATTTTAAATCTTGTATACCATGCAGGGCTAAAAACGTAGCTGAGCAAAAGAGAAAGATATACGAGTGGGTAGATAAGTATAAGGAAGAAAAGGGATGTTGCGAGTGTGGAATAAAAGATAAAAGATGTCTTCAGCTACATCACAGAGACAGAGATGATAAAAAATCTAGTGTTGCTCAACTTATAGGTAAAGGATATATTTTTAAAACTGTAAAGGCTGAGGTAGAAAAATGCGACGTTATTTGTGCAAACTGCCACTCAATACACCATTACGACGAAAGAAGATCTGGAGAGTGGGGTGCAGGTAAATATGCTGAAAGTATAATAGAAGAAGATTGTGTCCCTATAGTAGAGCAGCTTGAATTGTTTTTAAATTTTAGCGAGGAAGACTTTGAATAATTTATTAGACATAAAAGAATATGAAGAACCTGCTGTTAAGATTTGTCCCAACGGTACGGAAGGTGAGCTTATCGAACTCGGTGGGTTACTCATTTGCCTTCCAAAAAGGCCGTCAAAGAAAAACATTGTCGGATATAAAAAATCAAACGATATGCAGGTGTGGCAAAGGATACCTATGCCCAAGGAATTGTCTCGTATTCGTTCTATGGATGAGTGGGCGGAAATGCCAAGGGAGTTCAGAGAAAGGTTTCGTCCATATATCGAAGAAGAGTTTAAACGTAGGCGTGAGGGTTTTTGGTTTTATAACAACGGTACACCTACATATATTACGGGGAGGCATTACATGATGCTACAGTGGACCAAGCTAGATGTTGGCTATCCGTATTTTCTTAACTTTCAACGTGAAATCTTTATACACATGGCTGCATGCGAAGCTGATCCACGTTGCATTGGTCAGCTTTATACTAAGTGCCGTCGTTCTGGGTATACTAATATATGCTCTTCAGTGCTTGTTGACGAAGCTACGCAAGTAAAAGACAAGCTTATGGGTATACAGTCGAAGACTGGTAAAGATGCTCAGGAAAATATTTTTATGAAGAAGGTGGTTTACATGTTTAGAAGCTATCCATTTTTCTTTAAACCTATACAAGACGGTACTACTAATCCACGTATGGAGTTAGCTTTTAGAGAGCCGTCAAAGCGTATCACTAAAAACAATAAAATATCCCAAGTAGGTGAAGCGCTAAACACAGTTATTAATTGGAAGAACACAACTAACAACGCATACGACGGTGAGAAGCTACACATGTTGTATTTAGACGAAGCAGGAAAATGGGAAAAACCAACAGACATAAGAGACGCTTGGAGGATTCAGAGGACTTGTTTGATCGTAGGGCGAAAAATAATAGGAAAGGCTCTAATCGGAAGCACCGTAAATCCAATGGACAAAGGTGGAAAAGAATACAAGGATCTATGGAAGGATTCGAATCCCTCGGAGAGGAATGCGAATGGGAGGACTAGGACTGGGCTATATAGATTATTTATACCAGCTCAAGAATCATTAGAGGGTTTTTTTGATAAGTACGGGATGCCAGTAGTTGACACTCCAGAATCTGAAGTCAAAGGACTTGACGGAGAGTCCATTACTATGGGGGCTAAAGAGTATTTAAAGAACGAAAGAGACAGCCTCAAGCATGATGCTTCTGAATTAAATGAAGTAGTAAGACAGTTTCCGTTTACTACTGATGAAGCTTTTAGGGATAGTATAGAAGGAAGTTTATTTAATATAGGTAAGATATACGAGCAAATACAATTTAATGATGATTTATTTCCTAACCCTGTAGTAGTTGGTAACTTTACCTGGAAAGGTGGTGAAAAAGACACAGAGGTAGTCTTTGCTCCAGATCCTAATGGTAGATTTAGAGTTGCTTGGATACCTCCAGTAGAACTAAGAAACCAAAGGCTGTTAAATAGAGGAAAAAAAATTGCGCCAAATGCAGAGCTGGGAGTAGGCGGGGTTGACTCTTATGACCTTGATGCCACCGTCGATGGACGGGGGTCTAAGGGTGCGCTACACTTATACAATAAGTTTCATATGGAGCATCCATCAAACACGTTTGTACTTGAGTATGCATCCCGCCCGCCTCTAGCAAAAATCTTTTATGAAGATGTTCTTATGGCTGCTGTATTTTATGGGTACCCTATATTAATTGAAAACAATAAGTATGGTATTGCAAGACACTTTGAATCAAGGGGTTATGACGGATATTTAATGGATAGACCTAGGCATTTACTTGCAGCAAACTCCTCTACAATAAAATCAAAAACAAAAGGCATACCTTCTAACTCTCAAGATGTTATTCAATCTCATGCTCATGCTATTGAGTCTTATATACATGATCATGTTGGTATTAATTATGACACTGGCGAGATGGGAAAGATGTATTTTAACAGAACTTTAGAAGATTGGATTGGATATCAAATAACAAATAGAACAAAGTTTGACTTAACTATTAGCTCTGGCTTATGTTTACTTGCTGCGCAAAAGGTAAAGCCTAAACCTAAAAAATCAGATCTTTCTGATAGGGTCTTTCTTAGAAGGTTCAAGGCTTACTAATGATAATCATACGTTTAGTATATTTGCAAATAATGCGCTTATTAAAAATACATGTACAGTAGTAATAAAAAGGGTAATTCACCTAAAGGTTTTCCAAATCCGTTAGCGCCAGCAGAAGAAAAGTCTATGCAGGAGTACGGTCTTCAATATGCAAAAGCTATTGAAAACCAATGGGGGAGTGGAGCGGATTCACGTTCTATATACAGGACTAAAAAAGATACATTTACTAGAAGTAGAAAGTACGCAAACGGTACTCAAGATACAACTCCATATAAAAAACTTTTAACTTCTCTCGACCCAAATGGTAATTCTGGAACACTTTTAAATCTTGACTACACTCCTGTACCTATCTTACCTAAGTTTGCTAAAATTGTTGTAAACAACATTCTTTCAAGAAACCCTCAACCCAATGTTGAGGCTATTGATCCATTATCATCTTCTGAAAAAGACGCAGAAAAGAAAAAGGTTGAAGCTTCTGTTTTAGCTAAGAAGGAGTTAATGAAACTCAAGCAGAATGGATTAGAAATAAATGGAGATCCAAACGAAATACCAGAAACTTTAGAAGAGGCTGAAATCTTCATGGGTACAAGTATAAAGACTGATGCAGAGATAGCTGCTCAGATAGGCACTATGATGACTCTTGAGTGGAACGACTTTAATGACGATATACTTAGAAGGTGCGTTAATGATCTTGTGACTTGCGGTATGGCAGTTGTTAAAAGAAACAACGATCCTAACTATGGTATTTCTACTAATTATGTAGACCCTGTGATGTTTATTCACAGTCAGACAGAAGATCCTGGAATGAACGATCTTGTGTATGCGGGCCATATTAAAAAGATTACAATAGCTGAGCTAAAAAGATTAGCTGGAGATCAGCTTACAGAAAAGCAATATGAAAAAATTGCACATAACGCAGCTGGTAGAGACGGTAATAATTCATCTTCGTTAAACTACACTTTTTACGATAACATAAAAGGTAAAACCACTTATGGTTATGACGACTATATGGTTGACGTATTAGACTTTGAGTTCCTTGCTGTTGACTGTATTCACTTTGAAGAAAAAGAAAGTAAGCACGGTAATTCTGGTTTCTACTATAAAGGTTATTCCTATAAAGAAAAGCATGGATCTGTTTATGACAGGACTGCTCATCAGATGAATGTAGAAACTGTATATGGTGGTAGTTACGTTTTAGGGTGTGATTATTTATTTGACTATGGTAGAAAAAAGAACATTCCTAAAAATGTTCATGATATTTCTAGAGCTAAGATGTCTTATTCTTGTGTTGCAGTAAACATGCAAGAAATGTGTCCTAAGTCATTAGTTGATAGCTGTATAGGGTTTGCTGATATGCTTCAAATAACACATCTTAAAATTCAACAGTCTATTGCAAAAGCTAAACCTGACGGTCTTATTATTGATATTGAAGGTTTAGAAAACGTGCAGCTAGGTAAAGGCGGTGAACTACAACCGCTAGACCTGCACGATATATACGAACAGACTGGGGTGTTTTACTACAGAAGTAAAAATCCAGAAGGAGGATTCCAAAACCCTCCAGTTCGTGAGATAGGCAACAGTATCAGAAACATCAACGAGCTTATAGGATTGTACAACCATTACTTACGTTTAATCAGAGACGCTACAGGTATTAATGAAGTTATGGATGCTTCAACGCCTAAATCAGATTCTTTAGTTGGAGTTAGAGAACAAGCCATGCAAGCTAGCAATAACGCTATTTATAACATTACTAATGCTTCTATGGTTTTATACAAGAAGGTTTGCTCAGACGTTGTTAAGTGTTTGCAAATATTACCTGAGGAGTCTGTCGTATATAGGGTTTATGCTAACGCTATAGGTGAAAACAATATGAGCGTTTTATCTTCTTTTAATGATTTGTCGATGTACAATTTTGGCGTTAAGGTTGTAAAAGATATGGAGGCTCAAGACAAGCAATCGCTAGAGCAAATGATACAAGTTTCTTTAGGTCAGCAGGAAATAGATCTAGAAGATGTATTAGCCATACGAGATCTTAAAGATGTTAATCAGGCTCAAAGGCTTTTGATGGTTAGAAGAAAAAAGAGGCAAGCGACCAAACAACAGCAGCAGATGGCTATGCAACAACAGCAGCAACAAATGGCCATGCAAGCTGAGCAGATGAAGCAGCAAATGGAAGCTCAAAAAATGCAAGCTGAAGCTCAGATTGAAATGCAAAAGATTCAAGCTAAAGCTCAAGCAGAAATAGAGGTAAGTAAAATAGCCCACGAGCAACGTAAAGAGATAGAGATAATTAGAGCTCAGGCTACGTTAGGATTTAAAACTGACGATCAGGAGTTTAAAGAAAAGCTTGAGGTTCTTAAAGAAGATAGAAAAGATGAGCGTGTTACGAAGCAAGCCGTTCAGCAGTCAAAGTTAATATCTCAAAGAAGAGATAGGAGGGGTGAGCTGCAGGACCAACCAGAAGATCCTTTAGAACAAACTATAACACAATTATTATCAGAGTAAAATGGCAACTACATTAAATTTAGATATAGCTCAAGAGCTTGACATTACTGTTCGTAAGGGCGATAATTTTTCTTTTACTGTTACTGTTAAAGATTCAAATGGAGATGCTGTTGATATCGGCCCTGGTAATTATACATTTAATATAGATGTTAGAACATCTACTGATAGATCCAGTAGAGATAATGTTGTTTTAAGTTCGGCTGGAATACCAGGAGGTCTTACAGCAACTGGAGCTGCTGATGGTACTTTAACTATTGAAGGAGGTGTTATAGCTATGGATAATATACAAGAGGGGAGCTATGTGTATGACATACAGTCTTTTAAATCAGCTACATCTTTTTATCAAACTTGGTTCTTTGGTCAGTTCACTGTTAATGCTGATATCACAGATTACGATGCATAATGGCTATAAATTTTACAACACCTAAAAGGAAAAATGTAGATTTATCATTTAGCTCCAGTACTGATATTTTAGCAACCCTTACCTCTTCGCTAGAAAGAGGCGTTACCAAACTTGAGGTAAACAAACCTCAAGGACTTAGTTTGTCTTCACCTAATAATGCTGTTGATTTAGAAACTCTACTTGCAGATGCAGAGGTAGCTTTCCAAGCTGATGGGCAAGGGTTTACTAATGGAGCTGATGTTACAGAGTGGACTAACAATGGAACTCTGGGTACAAGTTATAATGTCAAAAACACAATTGGTGAACGGCATCCAACTTTTGACACCGATGATGCTGACAATCCGTTTTCAACAACGGGTGCTATCTTATTTAAAGACTCTAATGTCTCTACTGGTTCTCAATTTTTATCTTTTCGTGGTACGCAATTTGGTGTTTCTGCTGAACTTGGTCCTAGCCCAGGTGCTAATCAAGCGGCATATGATCAAACCTATGGTTCTAATTATGAATCTGGTAATGGACCCTTTGCTATATATCAAGTCTTTGCATATGAAACAGGCTTTAACGCATCGGTTCCTCCTGCTCTTACATCTAACCTTACATCTATTTTAACGCCAGACTCTGCAGCCGCTGGTGCCTGGGAGACAGGGTTTGCTGACAATAGCTTTCAACCTAATATGTATAGACCTGCTATAGAGTTTGAAGATAATGATCTTAAGATTTATGATAGAGACTCTAGCAACAACCTTACTTTTCAACTTGATTATCAAGAGTCAGACCTTTCTCAAACAGCTGCAGCTGGTCAACCTTTTGTGCATGTTATATATAGAGACTCTATTGGTGAGATTTATGTATTCAATCAAAACGGAGAGCAAATAGGTCATGAGCCTGTAGACTTAATTGAAAATGTCATTGGATTTGGTTTTGGATCTAGTGGTTTTGATAACCAGGCTGGGTTTAAGTTTCAATTTGGAGCTTTTGGTAGAATAGGAAATTTAACTTCGCTTACATATTCATTTTCTAAGCCAGCGGCAGATGTAGGATCTTATATAGCAGCGTTTGGAGTTATAAATAAAGACATAACTAAAATAAAAGCTCAGAACTTAGGTAGACTTTTAGGTGAAAAATATGTTCCATAACAATTAATATCTTTGCCGTATGAAGAAACTTTTATTTGCGCTTTTTATTTTACCGTGTTTAGTTTTTGCTCAACCACCTATAGACAGTCTGCCTCCTTTACCTTGTGGTGTTCAAGGTCTTCAAGGCCAGATTGATTGTTTTCCATTTGCACCAAACCAAGGTCAACTACAAGTTATGTGGGAGCCTTCTACTCCTGGTTGCGAGCCAATAGGATTTTACAGAGGTGACGACTTAGACGACTTACAGTTTGTCCCATACGGTCAGTGGTTTTTCAATAGTTTTTATGGAGGGGTGTCTTCTTCACCTGTATCAAATGATGAATATTACTTTATAGTAGAGTCTCCTGGTGAGATTATGGATACATTAATTATTGAAAACCCTAACTGCGGTATAGGTTGTTTAGATTCTTTGGCTACAAACTACAATCCTTTTGCTGGTATAGAAAGTGAGTTTGGAGAGTCTTGTCAGTATGGTGAGGTGTCAGAATGTGGGGATCTATTTACACAAAAAGTGTATGTAAGTATTACGGCAGATACATATTCATCGTTTGAAACAAGCTGGGAGATAGTTACTACAGACAGCATACCAGTAGTATTAGCTAGTGAGGATGTAGGTTTTTACCAAACAGAAGGACTTACTGTAACAACAGAATATTGCATACCTCTTGGAGTAGAGTTTACCTTTAACATATACGACACGTTTGGAGACGGACTTGCAGGATCTACAACAGGAGGGTTTACCGATGGAGACGTTCTTGTGTATACAGAGTGTGGTAATACGATATACAGCATACTACCATTCGAAGGTCAGAATCCTGACTACGGATACGAGGCTATTAGTGAACCGAACTTACTAAACCCCTGCCCCCCAGACAACCCTCCGTTTGGATGTTTAGATCCAGAATACTTAGAGTTTAATTCTCTTGCTACAAATAATGACTCTAATTTATGTGTAACTCCTGCTGTTCCAGGATGTCTTAACGAGAATGCATTTAACTATGATCCAGAGGCAAATATTATGGATTACATTCCTGAGTGTGAATACACGCTTATGCTATTTGACGGAGGTGGTGATGGTTGGGATGGATCTTATCTAGGTGTTGTGCAAGATGGTGAACCTATTGGTGCATTTACCTGCACAGAAGAACAAGCATTCTATGATATAACAGTAAGCTCTCAAACGCACGTAGAGTTTAAGTTTTATGAAGTAGAGTTTGGCAGTTTCTTTGGTGAAGGTGGAACAAGTACTGACGTATCACAATGTGGTTTTAAACTGATTAGTCCTAACGGCAACATAGTATTTGAAAAAGGAACTAATCCATGGTTAGATCCTATAGACCCTGATCAGGTATATACACCATACTTACGATGTGGTAATTACTGTGAGCCATATACCTATGGATGTTTAGATGAGACTGCTCAAAATTACAATCCTAACGTAAACACAGAAGATGGTAGTTGTTATTACCAAGCTGGATGTGCACAGGCTGGTTACTTAGAGTATTACACTCAAGGTTATGAAGCTGACTATGATGACGGTAGCTGTGAAACAATAGCTGTATTTGGATGTATGGATCAAGATGCTTTTAACTATAACGAAGAGGCAAATGTAGATAATGAAGGTTGCGTTCCCGTGGTATTGGGATGTATGAATTCTTTAGCGTATAATTATTTACCATCTGCAAATGTGGATGATGATAGCTGTATACCTTATATATATGGCTGCATGGATCCAGGAGCTTACAACTATGATCCTAATGCAAATATTGATGACGGGGAATGCGAGTCTTTTGTTTATGGATGCACCGACAATACTATGTTTAATTATAATCCCGCTGCAAATGCCGAATATGACCCTACTAATTGTGAGCCTTACGTTTATGGGTGTACTGACCCTAGCATGCTTAACTATAACTCATCCGCTAACACAGAAGATTTTAGTTGTATTCCTTACATTTATGGCTGTACTGATAGCACTGCCCTTAATTATGATGAAATGGCTAATACAGACAACGGCTCGTGTATTGAAGTATTGGTCGACTGTATGGACCCTAATGCTTTTAATTACAATGAGTTAGCAAATACTTCTGATGAAGAAGCTTGCTTATATGATGCAGGATGTATAGGTGGGCCTGGTGAACCGTACTGGCTTAACGATGGTTGTTATGCTTGGATTATAGACATCGACCCATACTGTTGTGAGGTTGCATGGGATGAAACATGCGTAGATCTTTACTCGTACTGTGAGCAAGGTTGGCCACAAGGTGTATACGACATAGATGATATATATAATGTATACCCAAACCCAACAAGCGGATTGCTATACATACAAGCTCCATCAACTGCGGTGGTGTCTTTGTATAACTATTTAGGTCAAGTTGTTATACAAACTTCTAACAAGACTATAGACCTCTCACATCTTTCTAACGGTGTGTACGAAGTGGTAATACAATACAACTCTAGAATTATTAAAAAGAAAATTATTAAATCATGAAGATTAATTGGATAAACAGCTGGAACGCTGGAAACAAAAAAGAAGTGTACGAGCTTTCTTTTAGGCTAGGAACGCTTACAGTATTAGAAGTAAGCTACGGAAGTAAGTTTAGATTTATGATATTAAACCTTGGATTCGAAGTGTGATGACACATAAAAGAGATCTTACTCCAATAATTTATATTGCTATAATGATCCTAGTGTTTATGCTAGGTACATCGATAGAAGCAAAAGGACAGACTCTAAAAAAGACATTTAAGTTTGCTACATTCTACACAGCTTTTAGTGGGGGTAACTCTGTAGCTGATGACAATATTTATTCTGTCACTAATGGACTGCAAACGGATGTATTAGAAACTCCTTTTGATTATTCTTTTACAGCAGGTGTTCGTAAGATTGCTAGGTTTGGTTACGAAAACAGAGCTAACGTATTCTATGATGGTACAGAAAAGTCATACAGTGATGCTGCTACTATAGGTAGAGTAAAAGGTTTTGAGTTTTTGTTTGAAGCTGACTGGCGTAGACAGCAGGGTAGAAACTTTTTAGATCAAGATTATTTCTTACGATACGTAGCTAAAAACTGGATAGCTAAAGCTGAATACCTGCAAGATGGTTTTGCTGATGTAGAATATTTTGAGGGATCTCAAAGATTAAGACTCAATGCAAATGACCGTCTTAGTTTTAATATTGGAGTGGCTCAGCGTATATCTGAACCATACGGATATAATCCTTTGGAAGAGTGGGTGTTATCAAACAACAACATACATTACACAAGCCTTGCTTTACAAGAAGGTTATACTGTAGACGTACAAGGTGGGGAATACTTTGCCCCTGACGGTACACTTGTAGCTAATAGCGTCGATGTATGGGAGCAGGTTGTTATACCTCAAGTTATTAACGACTATGTTGCTAGGAAAAGAAGCGAGCTTCCGAGTGTATGGAATTACTCTTTAGTTGTAGGGTATGACTACTACAAGTACTCTAAGGAATTTTGGATGCACAACTGGGTGAGCGTAATGCCTTATCATCTTAAGACAGACGATGAGTATTCTTACTTTGAAACCACTGAAGGGGGGCAATGGTTAGATTACGGTGCAGGCCTTATCTTTGGGTGGAGGTTAAATAAGAGTCTTGGCGTATTCTTAGAAGGTAAATACAATAAGTATTGGAATCGAGAATGGCACGATTTCTCTGTCGGATTAAACTATGTGATATTGTAATGGCTAAACAAATTGGAGAAGATACTAAAGTAACACTAGACCTAAAGACAATAGGTATGGGTATAGCAGGGCTAGCAGCCCTTATTGGGATGTGGTTTGCTCTTCAAGCAGACATAGCTTTAGCCATGGAGCTACCAGAACCAGCAGATCCAGAGATTACACGCATGGAGTTTGACATGAAAGATCAGTTAGTGCGTCAAACAATTATGACTACGCAAGAGGATGTGTCAGAACTTAAAGAAGATCTAGACCGCATCGAAGAAAAAATAGATAAACTACAATGAAGAATTTAATCTACATATGTTTGTTTGCAGTGACATTTCTTAGTATGACTATACCAGATTCAGGAGTGTGTGTTGTTGAGTTTAACGCAAGTTTTAACTCTGCCAATAGTGTAGATTGGATTGACGACTTAAGTGATTGTAAAGGAAGGCGTGTAGATATAGTCTCTGAACCAGCGTTACAAAAAGAACATAAAATTGTTGTGGTCCCAACAGTTATTGTATTTAATGACGGAGAAGAAGTAGAAAGGTTCCAGGCTAATATTATGATGCAACTTGAAGCTACACAAGATGATGTGCAAGAGGCGGTTGATGAAATTATAATGAGTGCATTCTAATGAAAGCAAAAAAGAAAGACTCAAGATTAAAAAGAGCTGGAGTATCTGGATACAACAAACCTAAGCGTACGCCTAACCATCCCAAAAAGTCTCATATAGTTGTAGCTAAAGTTGGGGATAAGATTAAGACAATTAGATTTGGACAACAAGGTGCTAGCACTGCGGGTAAACCTAAAGCAGGTGAGTCTAGTAGAATGAAAAAGAAACGTGCAAGCTTTAAAGCAAGACACAGACGTAATATTAAAAAGGGTAAAATGAGCGCAGCATACTGGGCTAATAGAGTAAAGTGGTAATGAAAACAGTAAAAGGAAAGCAAACTAAAAATTTTACTATTGTAAATAAAACAAAATCTATTGACCCTCCTAAAGGTTTTCACTGGATGGAAGATAGCGGTAGATATTATTTAATGGAGGGTGATTACAAGCCTCACCCTGGTGCTGTTGCTAAAGCTAAATTTAAAATTGCTACTCATAAAAAGAAATGAAGATTAATAAAAAATATCTTAAGGGTAGCAAGAATCCTAAACGAAGAGCTGAGCTTATTCGTAAGATTGCTGCTATATATAAAAAAGGTAAACCGTATCCAAAAAACTTGGATGCTTTAATGAAAGAAAGAGATAAGCTATGAAGGTAAAAAAGAAAAATAAACCAGAGTACAAAAAAGGGGGTAAGTTCCCAGATCTTAATAAAGACGGGAAGATAACTCAAGCTGACATCCTTAAAGGAAGAGGAGTATTTAAGAAAGGAGGTAAGAAAGGTGGCGGCATGTCTGGGCTTGATGCCGCAGAAAAACAAGTGTACAAGCGAGGCCTTGCTGCTTACATGAGTTCTGGTAACAGACCTAAGACATCTCAACACGCTTGGGCTATGGCTCGTGTAAAGAGTGCTTTCGGAAAGAGAGAGGCAGCTAAGATTAGAGCTGGTGGAGGTAAAAAGAAGAAAAAGAAATAATAACTATATTTGCATAAATAACTATTAATTATGGCAACAACAACTGCAACATTAACACTTTCGAGCGCTGACCTAACTGGTGACGCTCTATCGTTGTCTACAACGGCAACACTTACAAAAGCTAATACAGTAACTGGATTAGATCAGACTACTGGGGTAGGCAGAAAAACAACTGCGTCTAGCTCATTAATTAATCTATTCGAAGGTAGCGAATACACAGCTGCTAAAGCTCATAAGCTTTACGTTAGAAACACTAGCACTGTAGCTACTGAGTACTTTACTATTTCTATTGGTGATTCTGGAGGCTCTCCAGAAGAGATTGGAAGGCTTTACGCAGGAGACTGGATGTTTATTCCTTGGTCTGCACACGATGCAGCAAACGACATCTGTGTTACTCCTAGCGAAAGTACTACGATGACTTTAGAGTATATGCTAATTTTTGAAGCGTAATGGGTAGCGCACGAGCTTCATTAAGATTAGTGTCTTCAGATGTGTTTACCACTTCTGTTGATATTAGTACAGCTGCATCTATTATCGCTGATGGTGGATCTATTGGGCGTGCTAAAGTTTTAAAAACTTCAGAGCATGCTAATGCGTTAGTAGTATACAAGGCTAATGACAAGCTCGTAAATGCAAATCTCTATGTAAAAAACTTAGAGGGAGAAAAAGAAAGTTACGTTTACCTATATAACGACACTGACTCAGACGCTCTTGTTGCTAAGATTCCAGGCGGTGAGTTTGCTTTTATTCCAGTTGCAGTGGATAAAACATATAAAGTGTACGCTACAAGAGTAGACAGCTTAGTTGAATTTGCTGTCTTTGGATTAGACAGATCAGATGTAACATTATCATAATGAGTAAATTATCAAACAACGGTAACGCAAACAAGATGGCCTTTGGTCAATATGGTTGTTCGTTTACAAATACAAACACTACACTACGACCACCAGCAGGTCACGTAATTGTAGCTATTCAGTTTTTATCTAACACTACTTTTGATGAGCTATCTCCAGTAGGAGGAGCTGCAAGTTTATCTTTTGGTGACGATACTCTAGAAGTAGGTAATGCTTTATCTGGAGGACAAGTTATTAACGCAGCAGCTGATTCTGACTTAACAGTTTTCCCAGAAGGAATGACTATCTATGGTAGATGGCAAAGCTTTACTATTGATGCTGATGCTACAGGAGGTGTGATTGCATACTTCGGAGAATAAAATAAATTAATTTAATATAATATGAGTGAAGAAACTTTTGACAAATTAGAATTTGTCGACACTCCTGAGCAGCTTCAGGAGTCAATACAGGCTGACCTGCAGGGTCAACCACAAACAGAACAACAACCACAGGAGGCTGTCTCTCAACCAACAGAACAGACTCAACCTGAGGTTCAAGACTTTCAGCAAGAATCTGCACCGACGGGTGTTGAATCTTCTGAAGAATATAGTGATGAAGACGTTGAATCGGGAGTCCTTAGTTTTCTCAGCGAAAGGCTGGGCAGAGAAGTTTCGAGTTTTGATGATCTAACTCCAACGCAACAAGAAGCTTTCAGCGACGAAAGAGTTAAAGCAATAGCAGACTTTGTTGAAACGACAGGTCGCTCGCCTAGAGATTGGTTTGCATACCAGTCGCTTAACCCATCCGAAATGGATGATGCGACAGCAGTAAGAGTTAATCTTGCAGCGGAATATCCAAACCTAGCTCCTGATGAAATTAACTTACTCATTAAAGATAAGTACAAGTTAGACTCTGACCTCTATTCTGACGACGAGTTAAAACTTTCAAAGTTGCAATTAAAAATTGATGCTCAGAAAGCAAAGCAATCTATTGAAGAACTTCGACAGAGGTACAATGCTCCTGATCCATCAGTTTCACCGCAGTCAATAGTTACTGAAGACTGGGTTGGTGAAATGTCTACAGAGCTTGACAACATGACTGGAGTTGAGTTTGATTTAGGCAACGGTAGATCTTTTACGTATGGTCTAGATGACAATACAAGATCAACTATTAAAGACGCTAACTCACGTTTAGATAACTACTTTGACCGCTACATAAGGGATGACGGAAGTTGGGATTTTGACACACTTAATTCTCACAGACTTGTTCTAGAGAACATTGACTCTATTGTTTCTAGCGCTTATAGACAAGGGCTAGGCGATGGTCAAAAGAATCTAGTTAACAAAGCTGCGAACGTAAGTGTTGATCCAGCACGCCGTCCAGATAATCAAAATATCAACTCTGTTGCTGAACAACTAAAACAACAATTAGGCAACAGAGGTGTTATGAATGTTAAAATTTAAAAACTAAGAAAACATGGCAATTACACCAAGTAATGTAGCCGATGCAACGCCAGTTTCAGGTGGTATTACTAACTCACCAGATAAGTATACTACTGTAGAAGAACTGTTAGCGTATAATAAGCCAGACGTACGCGATGAGCTTATTAAGGCATACGGCGATCAAGGGATCACAGGGTTCCTTAAAATGACAGGAGCTGTTCGTTCAGGTGGTACAGCTGATTTTATAACATGGTTCGAAGAGGGCCGTCGTCACACGAACTTTGAGTTCAGTGGCTCTACTATTACTGGATCTGATGCAGACGGTATTAAAGGTATCGAACTTGTATTATCTAAAGTAAACGGAACTGCTGTAGGCTCTATTTCTGCTGGTTTAGGCGGAGCTGTAACTAAAGCTGAGCAGGTTCTTAATGTAGGTGATGTTCTTTTATCTCATATTACTGGACACGTTTACATTGTGAGAAGCTTAGACCTTTCGGCAGACCTTTCTACTGCTGCTGATCTAGACGTTATCGTAAGTCGTATGGACGGTACTGATGGATCTTCATCAATGGAGGGAACAGGAGCTGTTTCAATGGCTCTTATTGGTAGCGCACACCCAGAGGGTCAAGCTGCTGGAGCACGTAGTGCTTTCCAAAAAGCTAACGTAAACAAGCTAAACAACTCATACAACATCGTTAAAGACATGTACCAGGTTACTGGTTCTGCTGCTACTAACATTGGTTACGTAAACATCGGAAACGGTGATTACCGTTGGTACATCAAAGGAGAGCAAGAAACTCGTGCACGTTTTATGGATAAGCGTGAGATGATGATGCTTTTCTCTGCTAAGTCGAATCAAAACGATCAAGGCGTTTCAACTATTGCAGATCTTCCTGGTGATATCCCAGGGTCTGAAGGTTACTTCGCTGCTGTAGCTGCACGTGGTATCACTGCTACTGGAGATTCTACTACTAGAATTTTTGATGAACTAGCTTCTATTGATAACATTCTTATCGAGCTTGATAAAGAAGGAGCGCCAGCTGAGTACGCTATGTACTTAGACCGTCGTACTTCTCTTGATATTGATGATATGTTAGCTAATGGAGTTGCTACTCAAAACACTGCAGGTCTACCAGGACAGTTTGGAGCATTTAATAACGATGCGGATCTAGCTGTAAAGCTTGGATTCAAATCATTCACTCGTGGTGGATACACATTCCACAAGCACGACTGGAAGCTTATGAATGACCCACAGCTAGTTGGAGGTATGACAGCTGCTGAGTACAGAGGAGCAATGATTCCAATGGCATCTTACGTAGATCCTAACTCTGGTGTTTCTGCACCAGCTCTTGAAATGGTTTACAAAGAGGTTAACGGATACTCTCGTGAGCTAGAGCACTGGGTAACTGGTGGTGCGGTAATTGGCAATAAGACAGATGATTCTGATATTGCTAAGTTCCACTACCGTTCTGAGTGTCAGCTAGTGACTCGCGCTGCTAACCAGCACGTAGTTCTTCGCGGAGCATAATATTAACTAAGTGATGAGAGTTGGGCTTCGGCCCTTCTCTCTGATCTTTAATACTTTCAATCATGGCAGAATTTTTATTTCCTCTATATCCAGACGGATCGGCAGATGCTATTACAGTATCTGGAACAAATACAGTAATATCTGTCACTAATTATTTAACAAAAATTACTGGTGCTAACGCAGACGACAAAGCTTCTTTACCAGCTGGCCTTAAGACAGGTCAAATGAAGAAGCTTCAGTATGTTGCTGAAAGTGCTGGTGGAGATGATGTTGATGTAACTCTTACAAATGCTGAGTCAGATTCTTTAGATGTTATTAGAATGACAACTATTGGAGACTACGCAATTTGCCAGTGGACAGGATCTTATTGGAAGATTCTAGAACTAGGTAATGAGACAGGAGTTATGGATACCCCTACTGTTGGATAATAGTGATTATTCATACTATACGAGAAAGGCCTTCGGGCCTTTTTCTTTTGTCGTATATTTGTAAACAATGAAACAGTTT